AACTTTCCGACTCGTTGCCGACACAATCGAGGACAACGGCTTTCTTGCTGATCAAGTCAAATTCATTCGCAAAGCCAATGGTCAAGAGGAGATTACAACCAAGACGGGAAATAGGTACAAAATCGTGGCTCCAAATAGCGGCGCTCGAGGAATGTCTGCTGATTTGGTTATTATTGACGAAGCTCGCGAAATGGTAATACCGATGCGTATGCTGCTTTGGTTTACACAACAATGGCAAGACCCAAGAGCCAGATTTGGCTTACGTCAAATGCTGGAGATGCATTCTCAGCCGTACTTAATCGCACTAGAGAGCAGGCCTACAAAGCGATAAGCGCTCCTGGTTCTGATGAAACTATTGGTTGGTGGGAGTATTCAGCGCCGGAAGGTGTTAAGACTGATGATCGCGAGGCATGGCGTTATTCTAATCCAGCGCTAGGCCACACAATTGACATTGATGGAATTAAAGCGCGATTAAAAGACCCAGAATCTATATTTCGCACGGAAGTCCTTTGCCAGTGGGTTGAAACGCTGCAAAACCCATTCCCAGAGGGCGCTTGGGCTAATTGCTTGAATAAAGATATTACTTTGCCTGATGGCCGCGCTCAATACCTTGCTATTGACGTTTCGCCAGATAGAAGGCACGCCGCTCTTGTTGGTGCAACTCGCGTAGATGATGAAATCATTGTTGGACTTATCCAAACTTGGGAATCTGACAGCAGCGTTGATGATCTTAAGATTGCAACAGCCGTTTCGGGTTGGGCTCGTAAATTTAACTCTCAATGCGTAGGTTTTGACCGTTACACCGCTTCCGGCATTGCAGCCCGTTTATCGGCAGCCGGTATTCCAACGCAGGATTTATCTGGCTCTACCTTCTACCAAGCATGTGATGAACTACTGAGCGCGATGAGTAGCGGAAGGCTTAAACACACTGGGCAAGAAGTATTAACTGCTCATATTTACGCTTGCGCGAGAAAATCGGGCGCAGATGGCGGTTGGCGCATTGTTCGCAAGGATTCTTCCGGTTATGTCACTGCTGCCGTTGCTTTGGCTATGACGGTGCACTTTGCGGCTCGACCTTCACAGGTTGCAGGAATCTTTGCAGTGTGATAAGCAAACTTGTAAAAAATAGTCTAATATAGGAACCTATGGGAATTCGCGATTCTTTCCGGCTTGTCAAACAAGCTGAACTTTTACCATCCTATCAGGATGTGTACGCACAATTAGAACCAAATGTTTATGGTTCAACTTATGGCGTTGCCAGCATGAACATTCCCTTCACATGGATTACGCGTGATGAAGCAATGACAATTCCAGCCGTTGCACGCGCTAGAAATATTGTTGCCGGCACACTCTCTAGCTTGCCATTAGAGTTGTACAATTCGCGTGATGAAGAATTAGCAAAACCACGTTGGATGCGCCAGCCAGACCCAAACAGCGCTTATGGCACAATGATGGCTTGGACAATTGATGATTTAATCTTCAATGGTTCTGCTTATTGGCAAATTATTGAAGTTTACAAAGAAGATGGCCGCCCATCAGCTTTTCGCTACATTAACTTTTCTCGTGTCAGTCCACAATACAATGACAACTCCACAATGGTGGAAAGTTATCGTGTGGACAACAACCCAGTGCCAAACAATGGCTTAGGTTCGCTTATTACTTTCCAAGCGCTAGATGAAGGCGTATTAAAGCGTGGAGCATCAACAATCAAAACTGCAATTGCACTAGAGCAAGCAGCAAAGCGCTCAGCAGAAGAACCAGTGCCAAATGGCGTATTGAAAAACACCGGAATGGATTTACCTGAAGATCAGGTAATGAATCTCCTTGCACGATTCAAAGCAGCTCGCAATACTCGCGCTACTGCTTACATGACAAGCAATCTTGAATACCAACCAATGCAATTTGACAATACCCAATTGCAACTTGTCGAATCTCGTAAAGCAATGCAAACAATGATTGCTCAAATGATGAATGTGCCAGCCTATCTTCTTGATGCCGAAACTGGCGGTTCTCTCACTTACAATAACGCGGAAGGCCAGAAGCGTTATCTTGTAGATTTCTCATTGCGAAACATTATTACAGTCTTGGAAAATCGCTTAAGCATGGATGACATTACGATTCAAGGCCAACACGTGCGTTTTGATTTAGATGATTTCCTCAGAGGCAATCCAACAGAGCGAGCAGCGTTTTATCGTGATGTAGTACCACTAGGAATTCTCACAGTGGATGAAGCACGAGAGATGGAAGATTTATCACCAGCACCAAGGAGCACACCAAATGGAGCTTAACTTTTCATTACCACGCGAAGTTACCGCAAACGTGGCTAAGCGCACAATCACTGGGTTGATTGCCCCGTATAACGAGGTAGGTTTCACCAGTGCAGGTGAAGTTATCTTTAAGCCTGGAGCATTTAAGGATTTATCTGCTGAGAAGATTAAATTGTTAGCAGATCATGAAATGAGCCGACCAATCGGCAAGATGGTTTCATTTGAATCTGCACCAGAAGGCATTTATGCAACTTTCAAACTCGGTTCTAGCACACGCGCAACAGATAGCCTCATTGAAGCAAGCGAAGGCCTAAAGAACGGTTTGAGCGTTGGCGCGCGCATCACCGACTACGAAACAAACAAGCAAGGACAAATGATTGTCACTGCTGCAACACTCAAAGAAGTTTCCCTTGTCACTGAACCTGCTTTTGCAGAGGCGAGGGTATTGGAAGTAGCGGCGAGCGCTACACCAGAAGAAGAAAAGGAAACCCCTATGTCTGAACCAACAAAGGATGAGGTTGTAGAGACTGCACCAGCAGTTGAAGCAGCAACACCAGAGGTTGAGGCAGCGAAGCCAACAGTTGCGCTTGCCTACACCAAACCCCGTAACGGAATTGTTACAGGTGGACAATACCTAGAGCACAAAATCAAAGCTGCTCAAGGCAATCTAGAATCAGCCCAATGGGTTGCAGCTAGCGATGACACCTCGAATAACACAGGCTTAACACTTGCACCACACCTCAACGAGTTCATCACTACAACCATTTCGGGCCGTCCATCAGTTGATGCCGTAAGCCGTGGAGTCTTGCCTGCAACAGGCCTTAGCTTCACCATCCCACGCCTAACCCAGGCCCCAAGCATTACACAAGTTGCAGAAGGTGGAGACACCACTGCTGGTAATGAGATGACCTCTAACTTCATGACCGTGAACGTGGTCAAGGCCGCTAAGAGCGAAACCATTACTTATGAGTTGTTAGATCGCTCTGGACCTTCTTACCTTACTGAGCTTCTTGCTGAAATGCAGAAGGCTTATGCACGAATCACTGACGAGAAGGTATTCACCGCATTTGTTACTGGTGGAACCGCTGCAACAGGTCAAGCAGTTTCCGCTGACGGACTACAAGCCTTTATCGCAACTGAGTCTGCTGCCGGTTATGCAGGTTCAGGTGGATTTACTTCTAACCTCGTTGCTAACACTTCTTGGTGGAGCACCATCATGGGAGCGCAAGATTCAAGCAAGCGCCCTCTCTATGTTGCTAACAACCCACAGAACAACCCAGGAACCTCATCCCCTACTTCAATCGTTGGCTCGGTATTGGGTACCAATCTCTATGTTGATCCATTTATTGGCGCTGGCACAGATGATGATTCAATGTTCCTCATCAACCCAGATGCAGTTACCTTCTACGAGAGCCCAACCACTCAGCTCCAGGTTCAGGTTCTTGGAACCGGCGAAGTGACCATTGGACTTTATGGCTACTATGCAATTGCCGTAAAGAAGCCTTTGGGCGTACGTCGTTGGAACAAGTCCTAAGTAACTTCTAGACCGAGAGAGGTTAGCCCCTTCCTAGCCTCTCTCATCCGATAGGGAGCGATAATGGCATTAGTCACCGTGGCACAACTGAAAGCCACCATGGGGCTGGGCACTTTGTACCCAGACGCTGATCTTCAGAATATCTGTGACAGCGCTGATGCCATTGTCTTATCCTATTTGCCTCACAACACTCAGTTAGTTATAGCCAAAGAAGCAACCGGCACAACCGGCACGATTTACACCTTAGACCCTCACCATTTGGTAGTGGGTGAAGTCATCAATGTGGAAAATGTAGGCGCTCATTACAATGGTTCTTCAACCATTAGCGCAGTCACCACTTACTCAATTTCATTTGTAGATGCGCAATTAACAACACAAACAAAACGCACAGTTGTGCCTTACGGCAAAGTAACCGGCCCAGAAAATACCACCTGGGAAGATTACGATGCAATCTGCATGGCAGCTCTTATGATTGCCGTAGATATATTTCAAGCTAAGACAGCGCCTTCTGGTGGCGCAACAGCCATTGATTTTCAGCCTTCACCCTACAAGATGGGCATTAGCCTTCTTAGCGGCGTGAAAGGCCTCCTAGCCCCTTACATGGCCACTGGTGGGATGGTTGGATGAGTTGGGTAACCTTACGGCAAGCAGTTGCAACGGCAGTTGCCAATGCAAGCGTGTATCAGACTTATAGCTTCCCACCAAACGCGCCAATTGCTAATTCCTGCATTGTCTCCTGGGATGACCCAGCAGTTGAGATCACCAACAACCAAACCGCGCTGAGCCCTCGCGCTAATTTACGTTTAACTTTTACAGTGCCAGCGTTGGACAACCAATCTGGTTTACAGAAGCTAGAAGATATTATTCAAAGCGCCATCACCAGACTTAAAACTAATCGCCCAGACGATACAATTAGAACAGTTTCAGCTCCTCAATTATTCACTCTGCCATCAGGGGATTTAATGAGCGCTGATGTAACCATTCAAACTTTAACGAGTTGGAGCTAACATGAAAGCACTAAAAGATTTCTCAATCGTGGGGGCAGGTTTTCGCGAGGGAGAAGAAATAAATGAGCAGGATTTAACCGGCGCTGACATTTTAGCGTTAGTTGAAGCTGGCTATATTGAACTAACAACCAAGAAAGCAAAGGATAAAGAATAATGGCAACATTTCTCGGTAATGGAGTCCAGTTCAAGGTTGGCACAACTGACCTCAGCGACTGGGTTTCCAGCATTACTATTTCACAAGAGTTTGATCAACTAGAAGTAACTGCTATGGGTGACGGAGGCCACAAATATATTGCAGGCCTTGAGAACTCAAGCATTTCAATTGATTTT